TTTTCCTTATATCGTATTCTCCGCATGGCATTGATGTCTCCACCAGCGTTATTATATTCTTCCAGGTACTTATCCGGATCATATCCGGCCACTGTGCTTTTTCCATCAAACCGCACTGCATACTCACAGTCACAATGAGCATGGATATGTTCGGCATGTCCATTTCTAAGTGCTTTCTTGGACATATACTGCCATCCTCTGGATGCTAACGTAATGCAAAACGCACATGTGTCCCCATGCGGTATCCAGGCGAATTGTGCACCATCTCGCATAGCGTTTTTCAAAGTAGTATCAGCTCCGACCTGTTTTACCAGCCTCGCCACTGTTGCCGGAACATTCATCTGAGACTGTTTCATTGTTCCATGAACTGCTTTTGCTACTTCTCCATATTCCGGAAGATCTGCAATTTCCGCTGTCGGGACAACTACTCCCTGTGCCGCTGCTGTAGCTTCGTACATCTTACAAGACAGGGAGCCGATAGCCTGTCCGTAACGCTGTGACAATGCAAATGCGTAATCTAAAAGAGCTTTATCATCTTCAAAACCATGTTTCTGAACATATGCCTGCATCAGGTCTGCTGCCTTTTGACTAATCTGTGACATCTTCGTTATGTATTTCAGCCACGCTTTCTTCGTTATCTGCATTTCCAAATTCCTCCGTCAAGATGCTATCACCCTTCGCTCTCTGCTCCTGTGCTTTAATCCTGCGGATATCCGCCTGATCAAATCCAATCATCTCAAGAAACACATCTGTTTGGGCGAAGCCTTCTCTTGCTGTGGCAATCTTTAATGCCGCATCCGTTGTGGATGCTACACTGGGCATTGCTGGATTCTTGAAGTGCGGGATTATTCCTTGGTTGTTTTCCTGTAGTTTTTCCGGGATAGTTCCCAGTTCGACAGCTAGAGCTATCCTTGCTATCCGTTTCAAAGCATCTCCATTCCCCTCATTGAGTTGTTCCGCTAAAAGGACCAGTGTTTGTGACTGAGCTAAGATTGCCTCGCTGGATGTTGGGTTCGCATCATTAACTACTCCGGTATCTGTTACCGTCAGACCTGTTGCAGCAGAAAACTGCGTAGCCAGCATACGGAGCATCTGTACATGAGGCTCGATGGAGCCTTGCGAAAGCTGTCCAAATTCCGGTTTTTCTCCTGTGTCTGGATTAATCGTGGAATACAGGATGCTGCCAACATATTGTTTAAACTTCTGACTTACCAACGCATCATACTGATCATCTGAGACACCGAGCAAGTATTTCTGTGGGGATGTAGCGAATTCTAACCCAATAGTGGCATTTGCTACTGTCCGTATATAGCCTTGTATTAGATTGCGGATTGGTTTCTTGAGTCGTGACTGCCCGAAAGGTTTGTCATGTGTTGCATCCCAAACGAGAGCTACCATGAGCGGTTCCCCGAAATCGTGTAACGTTCCAACAGCAGTCCATGCGCCTCCTGTCCTGTCTAATTCCCATATATCTGTATCCGTGTAAAAGGTCACATGCTCCGGGGTCCATGCAATGTCCGATTCATCTTTCCGGGTATCTTCAAATGCAAACCCATACCGTATGCGTCCTTTTTCAGCATTCCAATGAGCCACAGCGCAATTAGGGGAATAAAAATGTATCCTTGCATCACCTTCCATACCAGAAACGGCAGCAAAAGCACATCCGTATTTCAATTCTTCCCTGACCGCCTTGTTGTACTCTGCGATTAAGTGATTCCGTTCCATGACAGGTTCCATATTTTCTGACATGATGCCATTTTCTGTGACAAAACCATCAAACATAGAACGAGATGCCAAAACATCCACTGTTTTTGCACCCCATGCGCATCCAATTTTCAATCTTTGCAAGCCGTATGGTAATGCAATGCCAAGATTGATCTCTTGTAATGTAACATCTCCTTCGTAATATCTTTGTTTTACTGCATTAGAAGTCTGATAATATGTAAATGTTTTCTGTAATTCATTCAGCCATTGCTGTTCATCCGGCGGTAAGCCTGACACTGTTCCAAAATTCAAATTTACCATTTAACCTATCCTCATTTTTCTGTTTGGATTCCTTTTTGATGTCCGGCATCCCCATAAGGCCAATGCAGCTGCCTCGATCGGTGCAGAATCATCACCACCAAAACCCCAGCCTCCGGAGATTGGGCGCCTCACTGTAGTCGTGGCGGATTCATCCAATATTTCCTGATACCGATACCAGGAAACTGTCTGTTCATTGATTTCCTGTACTAACTGACTGGCAGCAGCAACTACATCTTTCCCTGTTGGCCGAACAATAGAGCTTTTTAATTTCCATGTATCTTTAATCTTGCCAATTAAAAAGTCTACACCATTTTTTCCGTCAATCACCACACAAGAAGCCTTTTTATATCTTTCATTCAGCCAGTCCGCAAGCCATTGTATGCCGTGAGCAGTCGTTTTCATCTCAATCAAGGAAATCCTTGCCGCTCCATCTTCGGAACATACTGCACCACACAGAGCGACCATGGCACCATCTGGAGTAA